CCCCGAAGTTCCACAGGAGGAACCCATGGAAGCCACACCCGCACAGGCAGACGTCGTCGAGGCAGCTGCCATTCCCACCCCGGCACTGCCGGCCCAGCCGAAGCGCAAGTTCGCCATGCCGTCCGCAGGTGAGTACCTCGCCGCGTACCACATCGGTGGCGACACGTTCCGCCGCGTCAACGAGGCGTTCGTCGAGGCCGCCAAGGACAAGCAGACCGCCCTGCAGGCCGCAGCCGGCGACGTTCTCACCACTGACACCCCGGGCCTGCTCCCGGTTCCCGTGCTCGGCCCTGTGTTCCAGGACTTGAACTACATCCGCCCGGTGGTCGCAGCCGTCGGCGCAAGGGCGTTTCCGGACGGTGGCAATCAGAAGACGTTCGTGCGCCCCACATGGACTACTCATTCCTCGGTGGCCGCCCAGTCCCCTGAGCTGAACCCGGTGTCGGCAACCACGCCGGTCATCGCGTCCAACGTCGTCAGCAAGACCACGCTCGCCGGTCAGGTCACCCTCTCAGTTCAGGATGTGGACTTTACGAGCCCCGCAGCGATGGAAATCATCCTGCGCGACCTCGCCGGCCAGTACCTGCTGCAGAGCGACAACCAGTGCGCCGACCAGATTGTCGCGCAGGGCGTCGCATCCGGCGTCACCTGGACGGTCAACGGCACCGACCCGTCCGACCTCATCAACACCCTGTACGAGGTCGCCGAGTCCATCCTGGCCGCCACGAACTTCCTGCCTGACCACCTGTTTGTCAGCGTGGACGTGTGGCGCAAGCTCTCAAGCCAGCTCGACGCCGATAAGAGGCCTGTTTTCCCGTACGCTGCGGCGGCGGGCCTCATGGGCGTGAACGGCATGGGCACCCAGACCATCACCAGCACGAACACCCTGAACCCGTTTGGCCTGAACCTCGTGGTTGACCGCAACTTTGCGGCAGGCACGATGGTGCTCGCCCGTGGCTCCGCAGTGGAGTTCTACGAGCAGGTGCGCGGCCTCATGTCCGTCGAGGCACCGGGGACGTTGGGCCGCACGTTCAGCTACTACGGCTACGTCGCCACGTTCATCGCCGACGCCACCATGGTGCAGAAGATTACGGTCGCCTGACCGTAACGCGGAAAGCACGTCATGTCGGAGATTGCGTACGTCATTCGGGCCATGCGCCTGAATGACTACGCAGTCCTCCAACTACTGACAAACATTGACGCCACACCCGGCCAAGAAATCGAAATCTCGGGCGTTGCGGCATCGTTCAACGACTCTGGCACCCTGCTGGTTGCCTGCCCCCAATACGAATTCACGGGCGTTGACGACGAAGGAAACTGGACGTTTGACTTTGACATCCCGGTGTCAAACCAGGTTATGTACCAGAACGCTGGTGCCGACGTCACCTGGTACGCGGTTGACCCGTACGGCCTTGTTGAGTGGAACCCTGTTTGCACATGGGTCACTAACGCCAACGTAACCGAATGGCTAGGCATTGCCGTCGCTACCGCAAACGACACCGCGTTCATCACTAAATGCGTGTCCGCCGCCAACCAGTGGGCCTACCGCAAGCGTCAAGAGTCTGGCTACCTCACCGACGAGCTGAACACCAGCCCCGGCGGCGACGTCACCCTAGGCACCATCATGTACGCCGCCCTGCTGTACAGGGAACGCGGCAGCGCTGACTCCTTTGCGTCATTCGATGCCATGGGCACCGTTCCCGTGCCCAGCGCTCTCGGCCGCATCTTGCAGCTGCTCGGCGTAAACCGACCCCAGGTCGCCTAATGGCCGTCTCAGGCATCCTCTGGGACGCGGTAAACGCCACCAGCACCGCCATAGCCGCCCTCAATACCGGGTATGCGGTTGTCACCGACCCGCGCAACGCCCGACCCATGACGTTCTTTCTGGAGCTGCCAACCGTCGAGGCGTTCACCTACAACGTGGGCGACATCACGTTGCGTATCAGAATCTGCGCCCCGCCACCCGGCAACCAAGACGCGAGCAACTTCCTGCTTACATTGGCAGACACCATTATGAATTCTCCAATAGCCGTGACAGACCTGCGCCCAGGTGTCATGATTATTGGCGGCGGGCAGGAAATGCCCACCTACGATTTGACCGTGCGGGTAGCCGTGCGGCGTAACTAAAGGAAAGACAATGGCCACCAGCACATTCCTGTCGAACGCCACGGTGAACATCACCCAAGGCATGACCACGACCGACCTGTCCGACCAGTGCCGTTCGGTCACCGTCACCATTGGCGTTGACCCGCTGGAGTCCACCGCCATGGGCGACACCGGCCACCGTTTCGTGTCGGGCCTCCAGAGCGTCGAGGTGACGCTGGAAATGTTCCTCAGCTACGGCGCAAGCGAGGTCGAGGGCATCCTGTCCAGCTGTGTCGGCACCGGCACCACCGTGCTGACCATCAGCCCGTCGGGCACCACCGAATCGGCCACCAACCCCGAATACGTCATCACGAACTGCATGCTTGAAAATTTCACGCCGATTGCGTCCACCGTGGGCGAGCTTGCCATGGTCACCGCCACGTTCACCGGCGGCACCTGGGTGCGCGACGTGACCCCGTAAACACCTACCAACCGAGGGAGAAGAAATGCAGCTGCACCTGCACGTCACCACAAACGACAACCAGGAATACACCGTCACCACAAACCTGTTCGTGGTCGTCGCTTGGGAGCGCAAATACAAGCGGAAAGCCTCCGACCTGGCGTCGGGCATCGGCGTCGAGGACTTGGCGTTCATGGCGTTTGAGTCCTGCAAACAGGCAGGCATTGTCGTGCCGGCAGTGTTTGACGACTACGTCAAGAAGCTGGCCGCCATTGAGGTCGTCGGGGAGGAACCCGAAAACCCTTCCTGAAAGGCTCGTACCACTACGCGCTAGCGGTGGTGCTGGTCAGCACCGGGTACTGGCCACCCGACATCCCGTTCAGCGGGCAGGCGCTAGCCACGGTGGTTAGTATCTTGAACGAGCAAGCGAGGAAACAACGGTGACGACGACAGCCAACATCAGCCTTGTAGGCGTTGAGGACGCCATCAAGCAGCTGCGCCGCATCAACCCCGAGCTGCGTAAACAATTCAACCGTGACGCCAAGGAAATCGGGGCACCAGCGGTCAAGGCCGCGCAGGCTGCCTACCCTGAAATGCCGCTGTCGGGTATGAACCGCCAGTGGAAAGCCAAGGGCCGCACCCTGTTCCCGTACAGCGCCGCCAAAGCCCGCCGAGGCACCAAGGTCAAGGTCGACACGTCCCGCAAGACCAGCAACGTCATCCTGATTCAGCAGACCGACCCTGGTGCCGTCATCTTTGAGGTGGCCGGCCGCAAGACCGCAAACATTCTTGGCCGCAATCTGGGTGTGGTGGCACCGAACGAAACCCGTGTGCTGTCCAAAGCCGTTGAGCAGAACCGCCGCGCACTGGAAGCAGGGTTTGAGCGCCTGGTGCGCGACGTCATGCGAACCGTCGACAAGGAAACCCACTAATGGCAATCAATATCCCCATTGTTTCTGAGTTTGTTGACACGGGCGTCAAGAAGGCCATCAAGGAATTCAAGCAGCTAGAAACCACTAGCGCTAAAGCCCAGTTTGCAATCAAGAAGGCGGCGGTGCCGGCAGCTGCTGCGCTGGGTGCCCTGACGGTAGCCATGGGTGACGCGGTCAAGGCCGCCATTGAGGACGAAAAAGCCCAGCAAATGCTTGCCCGCCAGCTGAAGGCCAGCACCGGCGCAACCGACGACCAAATCAAATCAGTCGAAAAGTACATCACTGTGCAGGGCCGCAACCTGGGCATTACCGACGACCAGCTGCGCCCCGCGCTGGCTGGGCTGACCCGCGCTACCAAGGACATTACCGAGGCGCAGAACGCCACGAACTTGGCCATGGACATTGCGGCAGCCAAGGGTGTCAGCCTTGAAACCGTCACTAAGGCCATGGAACGGGCTTACGGTGGCAATCTGACTGCGCTGGCCAAGCTTGACCCGTCAATCCGCGAAATGGTCAAGGGCGGCGCAAGCCTGGAAGAAGTGTTTGCCAAGATGCAGGGCACGTTTAGCGGGGCTGCAGCAGAGGCCAGCAAGACCGCCGCCGGCGGGTTTGCCAAGATGAAACTGGCGCTCGATGAGACTAAGGAGTCCATTGGGGCGGCCTTGTTGCCGGTCATCCAGAAGGTGCTGCCGTATTTGCAGAAGGCGGCTGAGTGGGCGCAGGACAACCCTAAGGCGTTCACGATTATTGCTGGCACGATTGCGGGCGTCGCCACGGCCATTCTGGCTGTGAACGCCGCCATGGCCCTCAACCCGTTTGGCCTGATTGCGGTCGGTATCGCCGCCCTGGTTACCGGCATCACCATCGCCTACACCCGCTTTGAGACGTTCCGCAACATCGTCCGGGCCGTCATCAACGGCGTAGCCGGCTACATCGAGTTCATGGCCAATGCCTGGGTCAAGGCAACAAACGTCATTATTCGCGGCCTGAACCTCATCAACCCGTTCGGCGACATTGACACCATTGACCCCATCAAGCTGGGCCGTTTGGGTAGCGACGGTGGCACCCGGTCAACGGTGGCGGCTATCTCAGCCGGGGACATGCCTGGGGCGGCGTCTGCGGCCGCTGGAGGGGCCGTAGCGGGCCTTGGGGCCGGCTACGCCAGTAGCGCCGCCAAGAAAGCCACACAAGCCGCTAAAAGCGTTGTGGCGGTGCCTAAGGGGCCAGACGGATATGTCGGCCCCATGGGCCTGCCCGAAATCAGCCTGGGCGGCCTCAGGCTCGACCAGATTGACCCGTCTATCGGTGGCACCGCCGGCATGGCGCAAACAAATGTGGAAATCAACGTCAACGGCGGCGACCCCAACGCAGTGGTTGACGCGCTGCGTACCTACATGCGCCAGAACGGCTCAGTGCCCATCACAGTCAGCCCGTTCTGATGCCACAGAACTACCAGTTTCAGTACCTGTCAGGCGTGTCGTATGTGACCGCCACAAACGTGCAGGCCATCAGCATCAACGTCGGCCGGCAACGCCAGCTTGACCAGTACAACGCAAGCACGGCCCGTATTGAAATCCGTTACCCGACCGGGTACGCCAGCCCCGTGGCCGAGTACGTCAGCGGCACCCAGGTCATCATCCGCAACGCCACCAGCAACCTCGACATGTGGATAGGGCGCATCAACAACGTCCAGGTTAGTTACGGCATCCCGTACAGCGGAGGCGTCGGCAACGCTGACCGGCTAATTATCACCTGCGAAGGCGCGTTTGCACAGTTAGGCCGGATGCAGGGAAATGATTACGCGCTCACCGCTGACACCCTCAACGCCCAAATTTTTACGGCGGCAACGCAAACAGGACTGGCCCTCAACGTCGCTGGCGCTCAAAACCCCAGCCTGGCTGCCTACACCGTGTCAGGCACTTGGGGCGACTGGTTCAACGCGGCAGCCACCACCACCAATGGCCGGGTGCTTGACGCCATCGCGTTCGACAGCGTGACCCTGTGGTCACCGTTTGAGGTTTACGTCTCAAACATCAACTTCAGCGACACCGCAAACAACGCAACTAACCAGGTGTACGACAACATCGAATTTGCGAGCTGGGCCGACAACTACTACACGCAGGTCGCCGTTGACCCTGTCGGGCTTAGCCCTGTGGTAGTCACCGACCCAGGCGCATCAGCCCCGTACCGCACCTACCGGGCAAACACCCTCAACTCGTCTACCAGCCAGGCCACCGACCTAGCCAACTATTTGCTGAACAACTACGACTCAGCGGACTTCGCGTTGACGTCAATTTCGTGCCTGGCTGAGGCGCAGAACACGTTCAAGCTTGACAGCATCGCCTACCAGACAACCGGCCCGACTGTAAACCCAATGTTTGCGTGGTGCATTGGCACTCAGGTCAACGTCACCTTTCGCGGCACCACGTTTACCTGCATCATCGAGGGAGCCACGATGACGGCCACGCCGGCATCGTCCCGGTACACGTTCTATCTGTCGGGCGCCGACCTCAATGCGTATTTGCGGTTGAATAACGCGGTGTTCGGCCAGCTGGATTACAACAAGTTAGGATACTGACATGGCCATCAAGACGTT